CCACGCTTGCCCTTGTGCCTTTCGTGCCCCAGCTCTTTGCCTGGAGCACCCTCGCCTTACGTCCCACGCCCACTCCAGAAACATGGCTGCCCGTTGCAGATCAGCGGTAGTAGCCCGCCTCATAGCTGCATGGAGCCGCTCCAGCACAATTTCCCTGCCGGTGCGACTCACGCTGTCACCAATCTTCTTCTTTCGTGATTCTGACAAGTCGCAGTGCTGGCCACAATTCCCGAATGGTGTAGTGCGCCGCAACCATAGTGTCAGCGCATATCGTGGCTTTCTGCACCAAACCGCCCGGTGTTCGTAACAAGGCGACGTAATGCACCGGGGCTTTCCTGTTCATTTGGCGTCCACCCACGAATCGGCAGCTTTGGCCTCAGCCAACGGTGGCACAGGCCCCAACCATTCAGCCTCGGCGTCTTGCATCACAGCAGCTAGTTGCTGGCACCAAACATCCGCGTGTTCTTCGCGCACCAGAAGAATAACTTCGTCATGAATAACACCTGAGATGCGGACCACTTCTTCACCATCAGCTTTTAGTAGGGGCCAGAGTTTACCGAGGGTACGTTTGAGCACGGCGGCACCGGCCCCTTGGATGGGTGTGTTGGAGCGGACCGTAAGCGAGTTGTAGTCGCCCGGTAGAATCCGCCGCAGCCCGGAGTTACGAATCCTGATAGCGGCATCAGTACGACGGCGATTAGCTTGTGCAGCATTTTCGCGTTGCCACCGGCTGATCCCTGTATATACGGCATGGAACTTGGCGCGGATCTCACCAGCTTCATCGAGATCCATTTGTACCCCCATTCCCGCTGCATAGTTGCGTAATCCTCGGGCTCCCGATCCATACAGCAGACCGAAGTTCGCAGACTTACTAATCTGGCGCATCTCTTTAGTGACTTCATCCTCTGGTACTCCATAAATTTGCATCGCCGTAACGGTGTGCAGATCCAGGCCATCCTGAAAAGCACGAATCATCAACGGATCTTCGGCCTCGGCGGCTGCCAGCCGTAACTCCATCTGGGCGTAGTCCGCCACTACCAGTTTCCACCCGGTGGGCGCTTTTACACACGCCCTGAACCTGGAATCCCGAGGGATTTGTTGAAGATTGGGACCGATGCAGGACATACGCCCTGTATCCGCCCCGAGTTGCATGTAACTGGCCTTGATAAAGCCGTTGCTGCCAAGGTGTTTCAGCAACGCCTCCACCATCTGGCGCCGCTTCTCCACGCGTTTCCACGCCAGATACTCAGCCACAACCTTGTGGTGCCCTGCATACTCACGTAGGGCAGCCCGACTGGCACTAGGTTTCCCCGTATTGTCTACCGGAATAGTGCCTATCAACGTCGTAAAAACCTCCAGCAACTGCTTAGGACTATTTAGATTAAATCCTGCAGGTCTATATGTACCAGCTCTTTTACTACCTTCAGCTTTAGGGCGTGTATTTATATCACCGGTAGACACAGATACAGTTTTAACTAAATCTGGCGCCTCTTCTAAAGCACTTATTTCTGCATACCAACGTTCATAATCCTCGTCATCGTGTCCCATTTCAGTAACTTTGTCTCGTAACCATTCCAGCCGCTTAAAGTCTCTGAAAGGACTGTAGTAAGTACGCTTTTGCGTCTCTTCATGTACTTCTTCGTTTTCTCTAGGCAGTTTGTTTTCAGGGGGCAAAGCTTCGTCAAGATTGTAAATAAAAGCCTCACGAAGCCTTTTATGGTCTTCTGTTAGCTCTTGGCTCAACTCTTCCAAAGCTAGACGTTCAAAAGGCATACCGGTGCGCCATAGTTGCGCCATGGTCGGTAGTGCCTTGCACTCCAGAAACCAAGCCTTGTGCAGTTTGCCTTCAGCCATCCGCTGATTGATAGGCCCATCCAACTGGGTCAACAACTCCACGTCATAGGCGGCGTAGTCCAGTTGGCTAATGGTTAGGTCACCACTCCAATCGCTTCTCTGTTCTTCCTTAGAAATCTCCAGCTTGAGGTAACGCTTGACGACGTGCTGGAGTCCGTGCTTGAGGTTAGGTAGCCCATTGGTAAGGAGGCGACTAGCCAGCATGGTGCAGAGCACGTCCCCTTCCGGGTATAACTCATGCTCCTGCAACCAACCCAAATCAAACACAGCGTTGTGTGCTAACCAGTAACGCTTGACAGAAAAGAACTCTTCTAGGTCTTGCCAGTGGTGGTCCTCCAGATCCCAGCAGTCAATAACCACTGGCATCCGATCCAGTGCAGCCAACTGCAATAAACGCAAACCCCCAAATACCGGCTGAAGTCCGGTCGTCTCACAGTCAAACGCCACCGTGGTGGCATTGAACAGGGTGTGCAGATGCTCAATTCCTTGTAGGTACTTCATATTTGCTCAGTTGTGGAGGGCCATGTGCTGAGCATGAGCAGCCGAGTGCATCTCAGCCATGGTGATCGGAGGCTCCCCGCCCATCTCTTCATCAGAGGGCTCGTACTCGATGGAGGCGATCACCTGCTCAAGTAGGGGCAGCAGCTCGTCCTCAAGCAAACCCATCGTGCTGAAGTCGATATGGGCGTCCATCATGTGGCGCGACCCATCCCGCTCAACAATCACCTTCAACTTGTCCTGGAACTCGGCAACCAGCGTGGAGACTGCCGCAAAATCGTTTGTCATGGCGTGAGCCTGGTAGGGCGTACTTGTTTACTGTAGCAGGTTAGTCTCCTCAGATGTGGGACCACCGCCTGCGTTTTACGATTCGATACACAGTGTCTTTGTGTATGCCGAATCGTTTTGAAATTTCGGAGTACGTTTTACTGTCAGTCGCAAGCCTTCTGATCTCTAAAACATTTGCCTCTGTTAGTACAGATGTGCCAACCTTCTCGCCTTTGACACGGCAATTTTCATGTTGCTTTACCCCTGGTACGGAGCCACGTTTGTATATGGCATACGTCTCAATAGTTTTGAAACGTACGTCACAGTCAAGACAGCGGCAATACCGATGCGTTTCATTACCCTGGTGTTGAGTGACAGTTACGCGAGTCTCCGTTGAATTACAGTACCTGCACTTCATCGCTCAATCGCTGGTAAACATCCATAATCGTGGTGCGGTGGTACCCACAACACTGCAAAAAGTCAGTGAACGACTCAATCACATCACTTGCTTTTACCCCCACAACTTTTGTGGTGTGGCAAGTAAGGATTTGAGCTGAGTCGTCCGACCGGATCATCTGAAACTTGTACTGGTCATTCATTGTTTGTACTCCGGCTGATCTAGTGTACTAATCAAGCGATTGAGATAAAAGCGGGCTTTACCCGCATCCAGTGCTGGATCATCCTTAAGCCACAAGCGGCTTATGTACTTAAGAACTTGCCACTGCAATCCACCTACAACCGCGTCAGGTGCCTGTTTAACGCAATCCTCAATGAAATCAATGACCTCAATACGCCCAGCCGTGTAGTGACTGGGATGGTTCACCATGTCCTGGCTCATAACTTGGAAGCAGTAACTTGTTGGTCGAAGTTGTAGTGACCCACGATGGAGTAATCCTCCGCAGGTTTAGCTGACATGACGTGGAACACCAGCTGCCCAATCCGCATCCCCGGCCATAGCTTTACTGGATGTAGGGCCCGAGCGTTTTGTAGTTCCAGTGTGAGCTTGGAACCACTCCAGCCCGGATCGCAGTAACCGGCCATTAGGTGCTCAATCCCAGAGCGGGCCCTGGAACTTTTAAGCGCAAATTGACCGGCCAAAAACGACGGCAGGAAGAAAGTCTCGACAGTTTCCGCAAGGATGAACTCGCGCGGATGCAGCAGAAACGGTCTGTCTTCAGTGAACCCTGCAATGGAGCGGGGCTGCATGTGTGAAGTTAAAGCCGTTTCGATAAGGATGTTCTCACCGAGTCTCACATCGAGACTGGCGGGATTGACTAAGACTGGTTCGTACGGATCAACAAGGCCCTCTTCACAGAGGGCCCGGATCTCGGTATCACAAAGGATCACGATTTAGCGGCAGTTGGCTCCAGCGCGACATGCTTCCACGTCTTACCCCATTTGATGGCGTTGATCGTGGTGAGATGCACCTTGTAGTCACGGCTAATAGCAGTGGCACCTTCACCGGAAGCAAGCCTGGTTTTGATCTGGATCACTTGCCCCATGTCAAGCGCACGGTACTTCCTGGGCTTAGACCCATGAGTCTTACTTTGAGACTCCCGTTGCTTGACTGGTGCCGGAGTTTTGACGGTGGTTGTGGGGCCGTCAAAATTCACGGTCTGGGACGACTCCAAGATGCCCTGGATGGTCTTGATGCTGTCCGACAGAGTGCGGACTTGTGTATCAGAGAGAATGGTGAGCATAGAAGTTGGTAAAGCGTCGGTAGTGTACTACCTAAAGGGTGTTGGAAGGGTACTGGGAACGCAAATTCAACAAAGTTTCTTCAGGTAGCTGAAGTATTTGCTGCATTGCCATTCGAGCCAATACCTCATGGTTGATGCTCTCGCTACTGACGAAGGCATTAACCAAACCAACGAAGAGCTGGTTCAGAGTACGAGGTCTGACCCAGCTGGTATCGCAGGGAATGGGCTCGGTCCCGTAGGACCAGTCGTCGTAAGAGTCCTCGTTACGGAGGCTCTTAGCCGTCGTCTGCCCAATCCGAGCAATCCACCAGTTCCCAGTTGTTGATTCGTTCACTGATAAGGCGTCGCATTCCGGCATCGGTCGCAGGCATCACGTCATCTTCACAAAGGTAGAAGGAGCCTCGGCACACAGCAGGCCCCCATTCAGCCGGGTCGTAGTCGGTTTGAGGCATGACGACAACAGCGTCCTCCACAACAGCTTCCACGTCACAACGGCCATCAGGATTAAAGCTAATGTCATAAATCTCCAGGACATCGGGATTCACTTGGCCACCTCAGCAGGTAAGAGGATGGCGCCCATATCATCCATCCAGACATCCCAGAACATCTTCAGGAACTGTTCAAGATCACGCAGCTGCTCTAGCTGGTGCTCATCGTACGTGGCGGACAACCCAAGTTCTTGGCTGTACTTAATCGCCTGCTCCATGCGGAGAATCGAGTAACGGACAGCGAAGTACCAGGGGCTGAGCTTTTCGTTGGGCACGGAGGTGTGGGTGGCCATGGTCGTGTAGAAGATAAAAAAGGCGTGGGGCTGTCGCCTCCACACCCATAGTGTTGCACACAAGCAGCTCTTAGGCTACTACTTCAGTTGTAAAACTTCACATCCGCTTGGTGGGAGTGCGCCAGGTGTACGAGGCACTGGTTTTGGTGGGGTGGTCGAGGGCGTCGTAGATGCACTTCGGAGTGACATAGACGGCGCGGGCGGCTGCGCTGATCGACGGGTAGGTGGTGCCTGTTTCTACGCAGAGCACGGGACGCCGCTGTTGGTGTTTAGGTAGCTCCAGTTCGGCGATCTTGATGGCCAGCTTGGCATCGTCAAAGAGCTGCGTCAGGTTGGAGATGGGCAGGCCGCCGAAGAGGTGGGGGTGGCTGTCGGCGAGGTGACGAAGGTCGCACCGCCTGAAGTAGTAGCGGTGGCCTTGGGTTTCACCAAAGCGTTTGCCCGGTAGCAAACCGCTACGCATCAGGGTCTGCACAGCCTCGTAGCTGATGTCCATGAGCTGGCAGATCAAACCGGCATTGACCCAGCGGCCTATGGCTGCGCGTTGCAAACCGAGGTCGTTGCACTTACGGCGTAAAGCCGTACCAGTGCGCTGGGGGTAACCATGCTGGCGGAC